TTCTGGGGAAGTGAAGCTGAAGCTAAAGCTGCAACTAATAGAGTAGCAGATGTAGTTCAATTAAATCCCATCATGTCACGAATGACTAAGGAAGGAAATTTAACTAACCCTTTAGCTGACATGTGGACAACAAAAGAAATTGCAGCAGGTATTGAAAACATGAATCACATGCAAACAGGTTTTACTGGTTTTGTTAGAGGAAGAGAAGGAGCATCAACAGCAGAAAATGTAGCAAGCTGGATGTATAGAAATTTATTACTTTTCCCTAAAGGTGTATCACAAATTGCTAAAACAGTTTTATCTATACCTACACACATCAGAAACTTTTTAAGTGCTGGAGCTTTTGCTGGTGCCAATGGAATTTTATTTGAAAACCCTAAAGTAGTAGCTCAAGCTTTTAGAGACGGGGTAAATATATCAGGNCTTTTAAATGTAGGTACAAAAGATCCAGCATTTGAAAAATTATATAGAGAATTAATAGAACTAGGTGTTGTAAACCAACAAGTTCAAATTGGAGATCTTAAAAATTTATTAAGAGACATAAAGTTTGGAGAACAGATTAGTAATACCGATAGTATTTTACGACCTATGTTATCTAAGCTTAGAAAACTTGGACAATTCTTTCAAGGAAAATATGTAGCTGAAGATGATACGTGGAAGATAACAAACTACTTTGTAGAGATGGCTCGAAGAAAAAAAGCTTACGCCAAAGCTGGAATTAAAATGAGTGATGATGCTTTNAAACAAGAAGCAGCTAACATTGTTAGAAATACTGTGCCAAACTATGCTTACGTTGGAGACGTAGTTAAAACAGCAAGACTATTACCTGTTGGTAATTTTATGTCGTTTCCTTCTGAAATGATTAGAACAACTACTAACATTGCTGAACTAGGTTTAAAAGAAATGAAACATTCTAAACCTGTAAGAGGAAGTGATGTTCTGCCTTACGTTTATGAAGTAGGAAAAGGATTAGTTAAAAATGATAACCCTATGTATGGCATAGGATTTAGAAGATTATCTGGTATGGCTACAACTTTAACTGTGGTACCAACAGTAGCAGTTGAAGGAGCTAAAGCATTATATGATGTAACCGAAGATGAACTTACAGCTTTAAGAAGATTTGTACCTGAATGGTCTAAAAATTCTACAATCATTCCTATTAGAACAGACGATGGTGAGTTAAAGTATATGGATTTTAGTCACAGTAATGCTTACGATGTAATAGGTAGACCTTTTAGAACTTTATTAAATAATGTTCAAGAGGGAACACAAAATGGTGAACAGCTATTAGGAAGTTTTGTTGGTGGAATTAACGAAGCCGGCTCTGAGATAATGAATCCATTTATATCAGAATCTATTTGGACAGAAGCGGTAACTGATTTAACTGTAAGAGGTGGTAGAACTGCTGAAGGCAGACAATTATATACGGATGAAACATCAGCCGGAGATAAAGCGGCAATTAGATTTAGACATTTAGGAAATGCATTAGCGCCATCATACAAACAGTTTCAAAGATTAATTCAGGCGTCTACTAAAACTCCAACTAAAAGAGGAGATGTATTAGAACTAGATGATGAGATCGCAGGTTTCATGGGCTTCAGACCTATTAAAGTTGATCCATTAGATAGTATGGGCTTTAAAATTTCTGAATTTCAAGAAGGAATGAGAAATGCTAGACGAGAATTTACTGGAGGTGTGTTTGGTTTATTAGCTGGAGGAAAGAAAAGTCCAACAGATGTAATCAATAGATACATTGCAGCAAATGCAGCTAGATTTGACGTGCAACAAGAGATGTTTAGAAACATAGAAGCAGCAGGTATTTTAGGAACGGAATCATCTACTTTAAGAAGAGAGTTTAAAGATAGACAAGTTAGTCCAAGAACTTATAACAAATTAGAAGAAGGTGTATTTGAACCTTACTATCCATCAAGAGATATACAAAAACGATTTAAAGAAATTGCAGAAGAGATAGGAGCAGAAAATCCTTTCTTAGCAGTTAAGGATATTTTAAGAGCACTTTATAGTCAGTTTAGAGAAATGGATTTACGAGATGAATTTGATATTGATGTAAGTGAGTATGTAGGTGAAGAAGAAGGTCTATCAGAAATACAAACACCACCATTAGGTCAAACACCAATGCCAGTAGTAAAAAATACACAATTAACACAGCAAAAAGACCCTACTACTAACTTGACAAGAACAGAACAGGCACTACTATCGCCAAGTGAAAAAATTATTGCTGGGAGAACATAATAATCATGCAACTATCGAAACATTTTAAGCTCGAAGAGTTTACAAAATCAATGACTGCTACGCGTAAAGGCATAGACAACTCGCCTGGAGCTGGAGACATTAAAAACTTAGAGAACGTGTGTTATGAAATATTAGAACCTGTTCGTGCACACTTTGAAAAACCTATTATGATTACATCGGGCTACCGCTCGAGGCGCTATGTGAAGCGATCGGCAGCAAAAAAACGTCGCAACATGCAAAAGGCCAAGCGGTTGATTTTGAAATAGCAGGCGTACCTAATATTCAGACGGCTTACTGGCTGTCTAATAACGTAGACTTCGATCAATTAATCCTCGAGTACTATAAAAAAGATGATCCTGCTGCGGGCTGGATCCACGTGTCGTACAATGAAAAAGGATCTAACAGAAAACAGATTTTGACCTACGATGGCAAAAGCTACGAAAACGGTTTACCGGAAATGAAATGGAGCGGCGGAAAAGTCGTATCCTAAAATTTTAGCGCGCGTCGCGCGTATATCCTACGTTTTACGTGATCAATTTTTATTATACCAGGCTAGTATTACGTATCTGGGCCCTTTAGTTACTATTGAAACTTTATGTTTCTTGTCGGCATCAAACAATATTATTTTTCCTATCTTTGGTTCTACTGTGTAATTTTCTACTGTAGTTCTGCCACCTTCGTAGTCTTCATTAAGATAAGTAACAGTAGTTTTATCATAATAAATTGTGTCATCATGCCAGTCCTGATGTTCACCCGTTGGCCATTTTAGTATTTCTAAATTTGTTAATTTATGATTTGGATACAGTTTTTTATATTTTAAATACAGTCTATTGATAGTAAGATTAGAGTTCAATAAATCTTGTACTTGTATCTTTTCTCTTTTGTAAAAAGATTTCCAGTGTTTTTTATTAGTTTCAAAAAACTTAATACAATAATCACAAGTTTTTTTTGGTAAAAATTTATCTATTTCAATTATATCCATGATGTCTTATAATACAGATTATAAGATAGTGTTATTCTTTCATTTTTATTAATGTGAGTATTTACTTTATGCCTATAAGTATTTGGAAATATTAAAATTTCTCCTTTTTTACCGTTATATGAAAAACCACCTTCAAAACATGTAGGTGATCCTTTACAATCAGTGTAGTAAATTACACCGGACAAGGACCCACCATGAGAATGCCAATTATTTTTAGAACCCTTTTTAGTATAATTTACCCATAAATCGTAAGAATCAAAATGGTCTTCATTTTTACGCATACGCACAGTTCTGCTAACTTGTTTAAAAGATAAATTTTCATATTTACATCTATAATATTCTCCTAAATGAATAATATAAGCTTGTAAAAAAGACCCCTCGATTAAATTAAAAGGTAAAGAAACCTGATAAGAATTTTCACCCGCATTCCTATGTTCTAATAAACAAGATAATTGATTTTTTTTAATTTTTGCTGTATGTTTTAAACACTTTGTTAGTTCTTTATAAATTAATAAAGGAATTTTGTGTTTTAGAATAAAAGGACTTATTTCTTTAACATCCTCATATATTAACCCTAAATCCATGATCTCAATTCTTCACCTAAAACTTCTGATGCTATATTTATTTTTTTACGTAGAGATTTTACGATTTTCGCGTCAACTGTTTCTTCGGCCAAAATATCCACATACGTCACTGACTTTTTTTGTCCGATTCTGTGTGCTCTGTCTTCTGATTGTAGTCGTTTTTCGAGATCATATCCGTTAGAATAGTAGATTACGGTGTTTGCGGCCGTCAGAGTGATGCCATAGCCGCCCGTAGAGGGCGTTCCAACGATAAACCGACACTTAGGGTCNTCCTGAAATTTCTTGATGTTAGNTTGCCTCTCATCCTGTGGNGTGAGCCCATAATAGTCAACAATGGAGCCCGGACCATGGACCTTGACAATTTCTTTAATTATATCTTTTATATCCCATTGATAGTGAGCCCATATAATGGCTTTACCTTCAGTTTCTTCAAGCACATCCATTAATTCATCTACTCTATTATTCTTAATACGCTGAGTACTCCCATCATCAGCAGTAAAATGACCACACGTAATTTGTTGAAGCCTCATTAATTGAGTTAATGCATTCACAGTCGTAACTGTCTTTCCATTTAAAACCGCTAAAGCTTCTTTCTTCATTTGATCATATAATTTAAGTTGTTCGCTACTCAATTTAATTTGTCTTTTAATATAAATTTTTTCAGGTAGATCTAAGCAATCTTCTTTTAAAACTCTGTATGAAAAAGGTNGTAATTTTTCTGAAAGTTCTCCTAAATTTTTAAATCCTGATACTANTTGTATTTGTCTTCCTGATATATTNGCTGTTTTCATAACAGCATATCTAGCTCTAAATGCATAATAAGATTCAAAATCTAAGTGCCAATGACTTAAAAANTTACATTGAGAGTATAAATCTAATGGGTTTTTAGTAACAGGAGATCCTGTCATTATTCTTCTATATTTAGAAAATGGAACTAAGTCTAATATGTTTTTTGTTCTTTTAGCTTTAGGGTTTTTAATAGTTGTAGACTCATCAATAGCCATTAAAGTATTATGAGAAGATAAAAATTTTCTAGCAAAATCTACACCTTTAGTAGTACTGAAAGCTTCAACATTCATAATTAAGATATGAAGTTCTTCTCCAGTATTAAATAAAGTACCTAATTTTCTAGATTGTTCTTTAGTGATATGGGCTTGCCATAATACTGGAACATTTTCTATGTGATCCGGCATATGAGTTGGTAATTCATTATTATACCAAGTACCCACAACACCTTTTGGTGCAACAATTAAGGCACCATCAACTTTACCTTTATCATAAAGCAT